CTGGACGTAGCCGCCGCTTGTGTAGGTCGTGTACGCGGTGCCGTTGATGCCAGAAAGCGAGATCGTGGTGTTCGCCACGCTCGCGGCTGTAAAGCGCAGCTGATTGATCTCCGTCATCCCGCCAACGCCTTCGACGTAGATGGTGTCGCCGTCGTCGATGGAGTGGGTGGCGCTGGTCGTTAGGACCACCGGGTTAGCCGCCGTTGCCCCCGTGATGCTGTACCGCTGGCCGATGTTCGCCACGATGCGGAACGGGATCTGGCCGCCGGGGGTGTTGTTGCGGTCCCCGTTCACGATCCTGCGAGGCTTGATGCACTCCGGGGTCGAGGGCATGTCGTAGGCGTAGGTCCACTCCTCCGTCACCGTGGGGTCTTCGTCGTTCACGGTGAGAGTCGCGATCCACGTAGCGAAGTCCCAGTCCGCCGCGATCAAGCACTTGCGGAGCGCGGTGTCCTGAAGCGCGTACATCACCGTCGCCGTGGTGGACGTGTCGGTAGCAACGTTGGTCAGCTGCTTGGTGATGCCAAGGTGGATCAGGGCTCTGTTCGCAATGTCGGTGAAGCTCACCGGACCCCCTCTCTAGAGTGCGCGAATGCCGGGATTGCCAACGAGGATGAACTTGTCCGGAGCGGCCATCTCGGTCGTCACCGACGCCGTGAGGATGCAATTCTCCTCTTTGAGGACGGCCTCGATCTTGGCCTTGCAACGCTGGAGGCGCTCCTCACGCTCTTTCTTCACCTCCTTGGTGAGTTCCTCGCGCTTGGCCATGACGGACGGCTTTTCAGCTTCGGCAGTCTTCGCCATCTAAGCTCTCCCCTTTCCGGGCGTAATGAACACGGCGGTATTCGTGGTGGCAACGATGCCCGTCCAGTACTGCCCCACCGGAGCCGTGATGAACACGGGCGTATTGGGGGGCACGGAGTAGGCGTTGGTGGCTCCCGTGGTGGCGTTCGTGGGGATCACCGCAGCGTTCGCGGCGGCGGTGTTGCTAGAGCCGAACGACGCCCAGACGGTATCGTTGCCGTGCTGAACGATGCGGTACTGGCGGTAGACACCGGCGGGCTGCTTGGTGTCGCCGGACGGCTGAACCCCGTTCGCCGCAGTCGTGTTGGCGTTGAACCGGCTGGTGGGCCCAACCGGAATGAACACATGGGCGGAACCGATGGACATAGGTTAGATCTCCTCACTCTTGTCGATGGCGACGAGCGGCGTCTCGGCAGGCGGCCGACCGGTGGCGATGAGCAGCTGGCGCTCCAGCTCCTGCACGCGCTTAGCGAGCGCCTTGGCGTCATCGTTCGCAGCCCGGCCCACTTCGCCCTTGGCGGCGTGCTGATCGGTGCGCTCAAAGACACCGCGAAGCATCATGCCGCTCAGGCTAAGCCGGGGCGCGTGATAGTCCGAGTTGAGCCAGATGTGTTCGGGAACCAGAAGTTCCTCCCCCTCGAGATACTTCTTTCCCATGTTGGGCGTCTCGGGAGGACAATGCCAGTAGCCGCCGGGGTGCATGACGCGAACCGGAACCATGGGCTCGCCGGGGCGAGGCGGGTGAATGGTCTTCTTGTACTCCGCAAGGTTCGCCTTCTTTTCTTCCGGCGTGAGCTTTTCCATCTGGCCTTTCCTTCAAAACGGGACGCAGGGGACTTGGCCAGCACACGCCAGCCAAGTCCCCACGCGCATGAATAGCTACTAGGACAGGTTGGGTCCGGTCCAACCCACCGGCTGGGCCGTCCAGCCCTGGGGATCGGGGGTGAGCCACATCGTGATCGACCCGTTCGAGAAGTTGCCGCCGCTGACGGTCGTGGTCAGGCGCAGGTACGCCTTGTCCGCGCCGAGGAGCGGGAGAGCAACGGGGCCGATCCGGGTGCCCGCAGTCGTGTTCGTCGCAATCGTCATCAGCGTGGTATTCGTGATGGACGAGTTGAACGCCTCGTAGGGCGAGGACTGGCAGACAACCACAGCGGAGCTGTTGTTGCTGGAGTCATCGAACGTGACCGTGCAAACCCCGTCGATGTACAGGGGCCGGGCACCGCAGCCAAACTGGCGGGTCGCGCTCAGCGGCATGATGTCGCTGTTCGTGTCGCCAGTGATGGCGGTATTGCTGTAGAACTTCATGAGAGCGTCAATAGCCATGTCTTCGTTTCCTTTCCTTTCTCAGGTACTCGTTTACGAAACCACCGACTCGGACTCGGTCAGCTGGTCTTCCACGTTGACCGGAATGTCCTGCCACATCCGCATCGACTCGCCGCCGACGTTCTCGAACCGAAGTCCGCCGCCCGCGATCACGTCGTTCCGGGCCTGGATGTCGAACATCATGAGCGTGGTGGAGTTCGCGTAGATGCCCCGGCTCTTGGAGTTCTGTCCACGAGACAGCTTGTGCTTCGCCTGGATGAGACGGTCGAACAGGTCCGCGCCCGTTCCGGCGATGAGCAGGGACTTGTCGATGTTCGCGATGCGAACCACCGACGTCCAGTTCTCAACCGCCAGGCCGAAGCCGAGCTTGTAGTAGACCGTGTAGACAAGCTGCTGCGCGGTCGAGGACACGTCCTTCACGCGCTTGCCCAGGTTCTCGACGGTGATGCCACCGGACGAGCCCTTGGGATAGAAGCCGTGAACCTTGTCCAGACCCCAGTCGATCATGTAGACCGACATGCAGTCCGTCTGACCCGCCAGCGCCCCGCCGTCAATGACGTTGCGGATGTTGTTGCCCGTGGTCAGCGAGTTGTACCGAGCCGCGAGGCCCGTGATCTGTCCGGGCGTGGTCAGGCCGTTGCCCGAGATGAGGCGGCTGGAAAGCGTCTGCGCCCCGCCTTCCATCGCGGAGTGACTCTCCGACGACAGCTTGGCCGAGGGGTCGCCGCCGTAGCTCGCGACCAGTTCGTGAACCTCGACGATGGTCTGCATGTACTCGACGGACTCGAGGTTCTGTCCGGTCGTGCTCTTGGAGGTCGTGCCCGTGCCGTTCGGGTCGATGGTCGACCACGTGTTCAGGCTCGACCGATACGTGGACTGATGGCCACCGGGAAGGTTGCCCTCCGTGAAGGGACAGTCCTTCTGAATGCCGTTGAACTGATCCATGGTTTCGCCGATGACCTGAATCACGCCGTTCTGGTTGGAGCGGCGGATGATGTCACCGAGCGTAAGGGTGTTTCCGCTCAGAGTCGACATGCCTATTTCCCTTTCTTGAAGAACTCGCTGAAAGCGTCCTTACTGCGTTCAGCGAGGGGTCTGTTGTCCTTGCCAGCCTTGGCCGCATTTGGCCCGGCGGCGATACTGTCCTCCTTCATCAGCTGGCCGAACTTCTCGACGAAGCTGATAAGGTCCGGGTTGTTGGCGAGATACGAATCCCCCAACTTCTTGCGGAACGAGCCGTCAGGATCCGCGTAGTCAAAGGCACGCTTCACCGTCTCGCTGCGCTCCGCGAACTTCGTCCCCCAGGAGGTCTGCAACGCCTTGACCCCTTCAGCGTCCTGCTTCCGGAGCAAGGTAAGCGTTTCCTCGTGGGATGCCTTCTGGGCCGCAAGATCGCGCTCGAGGATCTTCTGCGCCTGCTTGGCGTCAAATCCGAGCTCCTTCATCGAGGACTCGAACTTCGCCAAAGCGGCGGCATCCATCGCCGCGCCTTCGGGTACCTTCAGGTCGAATTTTTCAGGTTCAGCTTTCTTCTCTGGCTCAGCCTTCTGGGCGGCGGGATCCTTCTTGTCCTCGGCCTTCTGCTCAGGCGCGGCCATCCAAGGGGACGCCTTGGCGGGCTCAGCAGTGGGAGCGAAAGGGCTGGCGCTCTCCGTCTTGGTAGCGGGTGCCGGTGCCGCAGGAGGAGCGGCAGGAGTGGGTGACGCCGCTACCGGACTGGCGGGAGCGCCAGCGGGTTTGTCCGCAACCGCAGGGTCAAGAAGGAGTCGAGCCATCAGAGAAGCCTCCCGTCGTAAGAATGGAAATGCGTGTCAGGGTTCATTCAGCAGCCTCCAAGGCCTTCTGGGCGATGGCCTCGCTGTTCATGCGGATGAACATTTCAGGGTTTGCGTTCATGGCCTCTTCTTGAAGCCAGAGGCCGATTTCGCGCTGCGCGGCGTTGAAGACGACGTAGTCCTCCGGACGCACGTTCGGGCGAGCGCGGAAGGCCGAGAGGAATACGCCGCAGTTCGCGATAATGCGACGAATGAGGCGGCGCGATTCGAGGTGTGACATCGCCTTGAACACGTCGCCGATCTCTTCCTCTCGGACTTCTTTCGCGCTCTTAGCCATTGGCCTCTAGCACGGAACCTTGTTCGTGACCCAACAGGTCGAGTTGAACGCGACGAACTCGCAGCAGGTGTTCGCGGCCATCGAAAGCGCCGTGTTCGCCGTGCTGTTGATCTTGCTGTTGACCTGCGGATAGACCTTCATCACGCCGTTCGCGGCGTCATCGTTCTTGATGACGTAGCGCATTCCAGCCACCGCAACGGGAAGGATGATGCCAACCGAGTTGTTGCCGCCGGTCGCCAGGATCATCGCGGGATACGCCGTGTTGATCGCGGCGGCGTCGGCAGCGGTAGTACCCGCGCCCGCGAGAGTCGCAACGTTGATGGGCGTGTTCGTGTGAACCGTGCCCGCGCCGGAAATGGTCGCGTTCGTAAACGTCTTGTTCGTCGCGGTCTGGGACGTGTTCGTATCCATCAGCGTGACGCCAGCGCCGGACACGGCGACCATGCCGCCACCACTCGCCAGCCGACCGGAGCCGGTAGCGACGTCGAACACCTTCATTCCCTTAGCCATCTGTTCCTGCCTCTCTCAATTTGGGGCGGCTATCGTGCGCCCAACAACGTGCGAAGGGCTAGCGCGAGACGCGCACTAGCCCAGATCAAGCGCCCACCAACTTCCCGAGCGCGGTATCTTCAGTCACTTGAGCTTTGCCGAGGTTCCCGGCCACCTTTGACGCCTGCTCCATCTGCGCCATCTGCTGCGCCTGCTGCTGCTGCTGGGCCCGCTGCGCCCGCCGAGCTTCCGCGTCCTCGTCGCTTCGGATGATGGAGGGATCGCATCCCATGTCGGTCGCGATGACATCGAGCGCCTGATCGCGGTCGATCTTGTCCCAGATGCTCTGGTCGTCGGGAGTGGCGGCGGCGAGTTCCGCCACCATGCGGACGATGGTCTGATTCGGCTGCACGCGGTTCATGCGCTGCGCCTGGGCAAGGACGCCGTTGAACGTGTAGTCCTTGAAGTGGTTCGCCAGCGCCTCGGGCGGCGGGCCCAGCTGCTCGAACATCCCCTGCTTCTCGCAGATAGCGTCGATGCGGGCGAGCGCTGGCCTAAGCACGCCGCGCTGTAGGTTGGTGTACATCTTCACCAGCGTTAGCAGCTTCTCAGCCTTGCGCTCGATCACTTCGGTAGCCGTGCGGTTCGGCCGGTCCTCGATGCTGTCGAACGTGCGGAACGTCGAGTAGTGGAACGCTTCTTTGACGCGGGCCTCGATGCCGCGCATCTTCTCCTCGAGCGGCTGGATGTAGCGCGGATCCATGAGATGAGCCGGCATGATCTGCTTGCCGAACTCGCCGCCCAGCGGGACGTAGGAGGTTCCGCCGGGCAAGAATCCGTGATCCATCGTGCCGCGAAGGGATTCCGGCGCGAGCCAATGTGGGTTGATAAGCTTCTCGATGCCCTGCCAGCTGCGCTTCTCGCCGATCTGGAGGGACTTGGTATCCCCCAGTGAGCGAAGGCCGGGATACTCGTTCGGATAGACGTCGCCCTCGGTGAGCGACCACCGACCCACCATGACGGGGAAATCTTCGAACCCGCCCTCGGAGAGATACATCTCGTCGTACTCGCCGCCGACTTTGTAGTTGCTCTGACGGCCAGAGGTGCCGATCTCGAACCAGCACGACTTGAACGGCATGTAGCGTGCGAGCGGCGAGCCGGGCTTGTACTCCTCGTTCGGCGCGATGAGGCGTCCAACGTCAACCCACTCTTCCCAGTTGGCCTTGTCGATGAGGTCTTTCAGGTGGAGCGAGAAGTCGCCGCGCTTGCCAAAGCGGTCGTAGATCTGCCGCACCGTCATCCGGTGCTCGGTGTAGAACGTGTGGACGTTCGCCTCGTCGTCCTGGCCGATCCAGAAGGAGCCGGGAGCAAAGATGCGGGTGTGGATTCCGACCTTGCCCATGACCTCCTCAATGGACATGGCGAAGATGCCGAAGACAGCTTCGTTCCCGTAGCCCGTCGGGAGCGACTGGTACATATTCGAGGCGTCGATCTGGTCGAGGATGATCTGCGTGCGGCCATCGAGGTATCGCTTGGCCGGGCCGAACTCCGCACGCTCGCGGTCACCGGCAACCGTCTGGTTGAACCAGCGGCTCGAGGGATCCGTCGCCGCCGTCATGAGCCCCGACTCGAACGTCTCGACGCACTCGATTACGGTCGAGTTGTAGATCGTGGAATTCCGCCGGTCGCCACGGTTCTGATCGGTGAGGTTGAGCCGCAGGCGTTCAGGAAGGTCGTACTGCCCGATCTCCTGCCACACCGTTTCGTAGGAGCTCCTGTTCTGCTTAAGCTCCTCGATGAGCAGGTCGCGCTTCTTCTTGTTGGTCAGTACAGCCATTTATTCGCCAAGCTTCTCGCGAGTTGTGGTCGCGCCGCTACCGGAGCCGCCAGAGAGGCCAAGGGGCGAGGTTCCGATGGTGCTGGCGTAACTGCCACCAGCCATCGCCTGCTGCTGGGCGCGGGCAGCGCGAGCGGCAGCCGTGACCTCCTGCTGCTTCTTGATGTCCTCTTGGCCCTGCTGGGCCCGTGCTGCCTGATGCTGGGCGTCAACCTTTGCGTCGTGCTGCGCGGTGCGGGAGTAGGCGGTAGAGGCCACCGTGGCGGCCACACCGATGACGGCTGCGGTAACGGCCATTAGCGGTCGAGCCTCCGACTCATGATCTTGTCCTGCTTCACGTAGCCCTTCCGCTCGAGGAGAGCGCTCCAGTCGTGGGCGAACTTGATGTGGTGGTAGGCGACCTGTACGCCCTCGGCTCGCAACTGCTCGTCGCACCAGTCGATGAAGGAACTGCCAAAGCCGCGATGCTTCCGGCTGATAAAGATCACGTCGTTGCACGCCTGAAGCGACTTGCGGTAGTGCGGGTTGTAGCGGACGAAGTAGCAGTTGTAGCCGATCAGTTCGCCCGTCTCGGCGCTCCTGGCCGTGAAGATCCGAACGGCGCCGTTCGCCTGCATGGCGAAGTAGGCGTTCCAATCCGGGTCAAGCTCGATGTCCTGATAGTGCGCAATCTCGAGGTAGTGCTCCTTGAGGAGCGGCATGAACTCGGCAATCAGGTTGTCGGTGAGAAGCTCGCGGGCGAAGGTGGCGGGTTCAGTGAAGACAGAAGCTAGCGGGTCGGCCAATATTCCCCCCTCGTCCATCTA